GGGCTACGAATGGGCTATCAGCAATAGTTCTAGCCTTCTTGCTAATCAGGAATTCTTCGGGAGGTACGTTTTCAATCGTTACCTTGCCTGACTTTTTCTTTTGTTGGACAACTACGTTATGAGTAGCACCCATCACAGGCATACCCATAGGGTCTATAACTGGTTGTCCCATCGGGTCAAATATTGGGAACTCTATCGTATCTTGCTCGACAATCTCCATAGTCTCATCACTCATCAGCATTGCTAACTCATCGTTAGTCAAGTCAAAGTAACGCTCTTTGGTAATGTCTTCTTTATCTTCCCAATACGCTTTAACGATGCCGTTCTTCTGTAAGAGAGCATCTTTAAACCAATCATGCAGAATGGCTACGCCTTCGTTGTCACGGCTAAAAACCCAGTTGCAATACTGTGTCGCTTGTTTTGCGGATGCTTCGTCTTTCGGGCCTTGAGGCTCGAAAACTACAATATCATCTGAGCCTGTAAATATACGAACTAGGCTAGGCAGCGCACCATCTATCGCTTCTGCCACTTCTCCAGTAACGATTTGAGACTTACCCTCAACTTCATTACCATATGGCTGTCGTAGATACGCCTCCAAAGCCAGTTTGCGCTGCTCAACAGTTTCGCTTTCAATAAATCCAATTGCATCGTCAATCTCTGCTTGGATTATCGACATTAACTCGTTCTGTGCCATGCTTGTCCTTTGGAGGTCTTCCCATTCTGGGTTTGTCCAATTTTAACTCATTTACCACATTTTCGAGCATTTCGATACGTTTTTCAAGTTCTTTTACTTTAGGTGCTAAATTTACACCCTGCATTTGCACATACATCAGACAATCCATTTCGGAGTTTGGTTAATAGGCTTAGACCAAGTTGAATGACCTTCATCCAATCCAAGGGCTAAGTAACGGAACGAATCAGAGCCATGACTTGACCAATCATGCAATGGTCTTTCATAGAATATCTTACGCTTCTCATCGTAGTCTCTGCGATAGTTTCTCAAGCAGTTCAGCCCTGTTTGCACTTTAGGCACGTTAAACCAGCACCTTGGCAATAATCGTCTTACTGCTTGGATACCATCATCTAGTCCCATTCTGGGAGCAATCTTGACCTCTAATCCTGATTCCTCAAGCATCTCCATTCTGCTCTTACCTGTCCCAAGTTCTCTGACCCTAACGTCATGGGGCAATATATGCTCTGCTTTGAGATAGTCATTGTCCTTAATCCACTTCACATAATGGTCTAAACCTACTCCGTGATTCTCGTAGTAGTCAATCAGACGCACCTCAGTACCCACCAACTGAGCCACCCAGATAGACGTAGAGTCGCCCATACCCAAGTCCCAAGCAGTAAAAGTCCTACTCAGTTCCTCTCTGGGAATCTCTTGCATATGCTTCTTTTCTTCTAACTCATTGAGGATTTGACCAAAGTAAGAACCTTCTACGGCAGCATCAAAGCTACATTCAAACTCTTGGCGGTATTTATCCTCGCCCATCTCATTCTTAGCAGCCTTCAGTTCTGTGTCATCCACCACCCCTGTCTCTGAGGCTTTGAACTCTAACAAACCCCATCCATCCTCTTTCTCAGCCCTGTCTCTCAGTTCTTTGAAGTGGTTGTGTCCCTTTGGTGTACCAATGAATAAACACCAGCCTTTTCTGTCTGTCAGGGCAGGTCTAACAATGTCAGTCCATATCTTAGGATTCTGGTCACCCACCTCATCAATGATTACCCCATCAAAGTATTGACCTCGCAGGGAATCAGGATTGTCTGAGCCATATAGCTGGATACGCCTACCCCAGAAGTCCACCCTCAGTTCTGAGATGTTGTTAGTACCGCCTAGCGGTGTAGTGTATTTAACGAGATAGTCCCAAGCTACACGCTTTGCTTGTCCATAGGTAGGCGCAATGTAAGCGTATCTGGGTGTTTCTTTCTCATTTAGCACCGCCTCACGGATTAAGTGGTTAAGTGCTGCAACAGTCTTACCAAACCTTCGATGTGCAACTACTACTGCAAAGCGTTTGCCTTCCAGTAACTCATGAACCTTTAGTTGGTGTTCCCTTGGCTTATAGGGAATTTCGATTACTTCGCCCATGTAACGATGTGCTGAAGTGGTTGGTCAGAGTCGCCACTTATAGTTACTGAAGCCATATCAGGCATTGATTTACGCAATAGTATCTCAATAGCCTTCATCCTTGTAGGACTTAACTCCTCAGTTTCACCAAGTGCATGATTTTGCAAAACATTTAGTAATTGACTTACTTGAATCTTTTTGCGTACATCTTCCTGATGAAGTTTGTTTATTGGTCTTCCGACTTGTGCCATTTTGTTTGACTCCTCTAGGGTTGGTCAAGGTTAAGTAATACTTTATTCTAACAGGCTTGTGATTTTCTTACGTTTTTCTTCAAAACTTGGCATTAACTCGTAATCGCCATACTTAGTTGGGTAAGCAGCTTCTCTAACATCAAAGACTTCTGAAAAGAATTCTCCTTTGTCTCCACGCCCTTTTCCATAACCTAAAACAGCATCATGCCCTGCGTTTCTAACCGAGTTAGCAACAATGTTCTCTTGAATGGCATAAGGCAGAGTGTTACCAGTTTTGCTATTGCTTACGATGTTGTAAGCCATGTTGTAAGCATCTTCTGAATCTAAACCATTATATTTTTCAAGAATTGCTTGTACTGATTCTACTTTTTTACTTTGATTGTCGTTATATCCATAAGACTTGAGTACATCGTCTCTCATAGCTTGATAAGCACCTTTACCATTTAATTGGTCATAGGCTACTTCTGGTGCTTTACCGCCTGTTGCACCTTTAACAAACAATGGGTTTTTATAGAGTGTCTCGCCTTCAATTGGCTCTGCACCACCATAACCAGTTTTACCCTTGTAATGCTTCAGATTTGCAGACTGTCCTTCTGGCAAATAGAAAACACCAGTTCTTACAGATTCCATTCCAGACTGCTCTGGGTTTTGCAATCGTTTTAAGTTTAGCAATAAACCTTCTTCTGTGATTTGCGCTGATGGCTCATTTTCTACTGCTTTTATGAACTCCTTGCTTGTTGGCAAGTTAACAGGCATTTGAATTTCACGAGCAACATTAGAGGGGACTATCTGACTTCTGCTTCCTTGCGCTAAGTCTTGAAGAAGTCCAGCAGTTACACCACCACGTTCCATAATCTGTGGCACTACTCTTTCAGCTACTCGCTCACCTGCTCTACCAACAGCCATAGCCACCTTACCTGCACTTCTTGGTAATGGTGCTACTGTCAGCAATGCGTCAGCAGTCTCAGGCTTTAGAAATGGGACATTAGCCCTGTTGACGTTGGTCAATGCGTCTAGCAAGCCTCTAGGACTATCTGCGTATGCTGCTCTCTCTACTGTCTTAGGGATTCCTGTGCTTTCCAACAAATTACCCAGACCTTGCAGTTGCTGAGTGCGCTTCTTGTCTTGCATGAACGCAAGCAAGCCTTGAATAGCATCGTTGGATAACCCTGTAAGTGGGTTAGCGTAAGGAGTAGCCCTTAGTTCAGCCATTACTTCATCCTGCCCATTTTCTTAGCAGCTTCTGCCATAGCAATAGCAATAGCTTGGTCACGGCTCTTTACAACCTTACCACCTTTGCCAGAGTGCAGAGTACCTTCTTTGTACTCACCCATGACCTTGCCAACTTTCTTTTGACCAGCTTTTGTCATTTTCATGTTAGTCACCATTTAACCTTGTTAGCCCAATACGCTGCACTCATCTTACCCTTGGCAATATTCTCTGCATGACGAGCCTTGAACGCTTCGTTACGCTTCGTGCCATCAGGTGAGCCTTTAGCCCCTTGTTGACCAAAGCGAATGAGTTTCACATCCTCACCAGACTTCGCTAAAACAGCGTGAGACTTAGTAGGATGGCTAGGAGTAGCTTTGGGCTTGTTATAGCCAGAAAACTGCTCAGAACCTCGTTTAATCATTTCTTCTTAGCAGTCTTAGCTGCTTGCTTAAACGCATCCGCAGTCGGTGCGCCTTTTGAGCCTACCTTACGCATACGCTCTGGGGTTTTCCCAGCAGCCTTTTGAGCCTCGATACGTTTCTTCTTCGCAGCGATATTTGCGTACAAGCCCATCATTTTTTAGCTTTCTTTGCCATGTTCTTGGCTGTACGCTCACCACGCATAGGCATAGGTTTTGGTGCTGGCTTCTTTTTGGCGGCTTTGTTCAAATAAAGACCCATCATTTCAGCAGCTTGCATATTTGTAGTACCCAATTTAATTCTCCTAAATAGTGCATCCATCGTGATGCTTACGCTTTGCTATCAAGTATGCCTCATGTGCAGATTCTTTACTAGCAAAAGTTCCCAAATGAACATTTTTTTTGTTTATCCTAATACAAGATTTGTATTTGCCACCAAAAAAATAAACCCCAAGCAACTTACTATCATTGTTTTTTCTTGCTTTTATAAGATTCTGAGAATTTATTTGTGATGAAACAGAACGCAAATTTTGCAATCTGTTGTCTGTTTTGCATCCATTTACATGGTCAATAATTTTAGGCCATTCTTTGTTTACATAAAAATATGCAAGTCTATGTGCAGGATACCTTTGGTTATCAATACAAACACTTAAGTAATAATACATAAATGGTTTGGTTGCAATTTGACCAATTGTGTTCCTGTACCTATCTCTATGTTTCCAAATAAAAACACCAGTTTCTTGGTTGTAATCTAAAACTTGGTGCAATCTTTCAATTGTTAACTTATACTCTTTTCCAGACATTTCAACTCCTTCATAGTTGTTGTGTTAGAAACGCCCTAAGATTCGCAGTCTTTAGGGCGTTTTGCTTATTCTTCTTCGTTCATCTCTGGGGCTTCAGAAGAATTTTCATCCTCGGTTATTGGCCCACCACTAATCCATGCCTCACAAGTCCTCTTGGAAGCACACTTAAAATCAAACACTTCGCAGTAACCTAAGTCGCCAGCATCAATGACTTCCCAAGCATCCATCTCTGTGCCGTTCATCTCTAAGCCACTCTCAATGCAAGCAAGCATCTTAGGGGTTTGGATAAAGGCAGCGCAGTTTCCGCAACGAGACTTTTTAGCCTGTGCAGGTGAGATTCTCCAAGCCTTAGAAATATCACGCCAGTATTCCATGCTTGGCTCATTGGGATTCATCGGGCCATAGTTAGCCTTGTCGATGGCTTTCTGACGACACTCAAGATTGACTTCTACGTCACCTGTGGCAACTGGACACGCTTCGCCTTTTTTCTCTTGGCTTTGTATCTCAATCTCAATTTTTACTGAAGGTTCTAGTAAGCCACTCATAGCTATCCCTGTGAAGTTTGTGCTATTTTCTCACAAAAAAAGAGGGAACTCAATCCCTCTAAATACTCAATGGCAACTGAGTTAGCACATCCTACCTCAAAAGTTTGTCCAACGTCAAATTCAAAACATCCATCTCGCTTAACTTCATCACAGACCACAGCCTAGCTGACCCATGTATGCCGTTGTGAGAACCCTGATGACAGTCTTTGCATAAAGGAATACATAAGTATTGATTATGTTGGACAATATGGTGTGCATCGCTTGGCGGTGAAGCGTTACAGACCCCACAAGGCATTTCTTTAATCTTTGCCAAGTGGAGTCTTTCCCTATTATTGGGTTTGTTGTTCATGTAATTTCTATGATTACAGGGTTTAGCAGCAGACGAGCATATTCCAATGCTCTTTTTTCTGCGTTATCACCAAGCATACATTTTTGATAACGCCACTCAAGTTCATACCATTTTTTGCTTTCAACAATCCATGCGCCATCAGCGTCTTTTTTAATTCTTACTCTCATGTGTTCCTCGCAGGGCAGTCTCTGCCTTGGTTACAGTTTCCGTGACATGGAGGACAGACCTTCATGCCTCTTACAAAAGTGGCAAAACTATGAGATGTATCACCAAACTTCATCCTGTCAAACTCTAAAGCCACTTCCTCAAGAACATGGTTTCTTTGTGAGGGTGAAACATAGGTATCAAAATGATAGGGTTGACCTTGTGCTTTTAAGATTTGCTTACCAAGGTT